CCTTGCTACTAGAAGCTAAATTGGATGGTCAGCCTTGCGGCTATCCAAAGAGCTTCCTGCTGGGACCTATAACTAGGATCCCAGCCATCCAGGTGACCTTGCGGTAACCTGGATCGACGAGTCCTTACTCTAGGCGGATTAACGCTTCGTGGTAAGTAAAACAACTCGTCGCCGACCTGGGAAACGTAGCCGCCGACCGCTAACATCATAGAGAACGGTAAAGCTCCTTGTGAGAGCTTGCGTTCAGAATGTGATAGCGATAAGTAGCTGAATCTCCTAGGACACCCCGCAGTCAATATCCCTTGATCGGGATTTAACCACTCGGGTACGAGGTGGGCCTTGCCGTCTATGTAGCTACAAAGCAGTGTTAATGTGCGGTGCAAGAAAATTCCTTCTCTTGCACCCCACGACACTACTTGGTTTATAACGACATAGACGTCGGGTTCCGCAGCGAGTGACTTAACATAGAAAGGAGTAACATCTACCCCGTTTAGAAAGTCACCACCGCAAGACTCGCGAAAGGAACCGTCACAATAAGACTTATCTGAATTAACGACAAGTCCCGCCTTTGTCAAGACATCTACGAAACCATCATACTCGTGTGTAGGGATAATAATATCGTCCCCAAACACGCAAGTGTTGGTCCAGTCTACAAATAAACTGGGTCCTCCACGCGTACAACGGTATCCGTAGATAAGAGCCACGATCAGCAACGTCATCAACGGGAATGTAAAACCATTTCCCATTGTGCTGATCATATGTAGCTCTACTTGTATGCCGGCGTCCCCAGCTTTACCATCGCTGGGAATTGTAATAGTGGGTGACCTAAGCTTCATTAATAGGTCAAACCACTCACTCGGCATAAGGGCACGTACAAGATCGATACTAATCATATCGCTGGCGGATTTGAGATCAAGGGTAGCTACACTCCCATCACTTGATCCGCGCTTGGCCATAGCCACATTCTTTGGCTGTTGGTTGCGAATGTCTAGACCGATATGCTTAAGAGCTCCTTCGATATACATACCTGCAGCAAGCTGCAGGCACATGTTACCGGAGGGTTCTATAGCAATTGTACGTTCTGTGTCCTCGTTTTTCGGTACTGTTGTTAGTCGCGAACCTTCAACCTGAGTAGTCCCCGAAACTCCTAAGCGGCCATCCATGGCCACGAAGTAAGGGTTGAATCTACGCAGTTGTAGAACCAAAGGTTCACACAGAGCGGTACAAGTCATTGCCTGATAAATCTTTTCGGCGGCATGGGTGCCCTTAACGCCATTACTGGCTCCAGGTCCAAACCGCCAATTAGAAAACAGGTATGACATCTCGAGTGGCTGCTGTATGGCCAACTCATCCCAGGAAGAAGTAAAACGCTCTAAAACAGTAGTAATGAAATAACGAGCGTTCGACATGATCCTTGGATCGGAAGCAAGAGAAGGTGGATTACTCTTTTGGA